TTGTTAAACAATAACAGTAACAATGGTTACTGTGTTATGGTACTGGCTGCCTTGCGGATACGTTCGGCGATGTCGTATAAGGCTTGTTGTAACTTTTGCTTCTCGGCTTCGGTAAAGCCTCCTACGCCTCCGTTGCCATCGCGCCCGTGTAGCTTGTGGTATATCCACGAAGATGATTTACCAAAATATTCTTTTGATACTCTTCCCCACGATACATCTGCTACTATATCGTCTAACAGGTGTAGCATTGTTTGTTCTTGTTCCATAGTGATTTACTTTAAGATGAGCCAAAGGGCAAGGGTAATAAATAGCAAGAATGCTAAGATGTCTTCGGCTGAGATGCGAAAGGTAATGTTGTACTCATCTCCCTCTTTCATTTGGAAAATGTTTTTGATGTGCTTTAATAATTTCATAGTTACAAAAATATTTTATACCTTTGCACTGTTTTTGAAAAGCAGGAGAGCTTTCGCTCCCCCGCCTTTTCAAAGACTACTGCAAGAAGGTTGTTAAAACTTCTTTGAGGCTGGCTTTGATTCTTAGCAGGATTGACCAGCCTTTTTTTAGTCTTCTGAAACTTAGTTTAAATTCAAAAACCATCATTTCAAAATTTGATTAAACACTCAAGGCTAATGCCTTATCATTGACTTTCAATGACACTGCAAAGATACTACGAAAAATCGTAATAAGCAAATATTTCAACAATTTTTTTTCAATTTTTTTTCAATTTTTTGCTGTTATATACTGTGTGGTTTATACAAAAAAAGCGTGCCCACTATTGTAGGCACGCTCTCCAACTAAAAATCCCAGTGAAGTGAGTTTTAATTATAAACCAACTAACTATGATTATTATGTATAAAACGAATGGTACGGCAAAAGTAGGGTGTTTGGAGATGTTGTGAAAGGACGGTTGGGAGGTAAGAGATAAGAGGTAAGAGGGGGCGTGAAGCGTTGTGTGGTAAGGGTTTGTGTGGTGTAGGTTCGATGTTGCCAGTATGTTGGTTCAAATAGTGCTGTAGGTAGGCGGTAGGTGATAAGGGATAAGGTGTAAGGGTATAAAAAAAGATAAAAGACTAACAAACAGTCTTTTATCTTTTGTTTTTAGTAAGGGACAGTTTCCGAAGTTTTTTTGTGCGGGTTGCATTTATACGGTGGTGATGATAAAGCTATCGTGGTAAGCGTTATCGAGGAGGTAGGCATACTTCCACCATAGGAGGTAGTCGAAGCAGTCGGAGAGGTGGGTGGCGTGCTCTTGGGGTATGGTAGTGGAGCGTTCGCTACTCTTATCCTTCTCAAAGGCATCTTCTTTCTGCTTGACGGCAGCGTTTTCCATAGAGACGATGAGGTTGGGGCAATTGTCTTCATTGACGCGGACAAAGGGTAGGGAGCGGTTGTTTTCCTCTAATATTTCGTTGATAAGGCGGAATTTGAGGATATGGCTTGGGTTATTGGTGTTGGGGGTGCGATTGAACACCTGCCAGCCTGCTGTACGCAACATATCCTCTACATCTTGTGCCAGTGTGGTTTTGCTGTTTGCCTCGCTCTTAAAGCCCGAACGGTCGTGGTATAGGTATATTTTATTACAGGTAGCGCGGTGAGGCTCGTAGTAGTCAATGATTTTCTTTATCAAATCTGACAATTTGAGGGGGTTTTTGACAAAGAAGTCTTTGAGGATATTGATAGTATTTGCCACCTTGCTTTCTTGGGCTACAATGCCGCAATTGATACGCCCACCAAAGTCGAGTGAGAGTTCGAGGGGTACACTGCTGAGCAAATCGTTGTCGTAGGTGCAAGAGGGTGTGAAACTCTGCGAGAAGTCTTGCAGGGCTGTGGTGTTGTACTGGTACTTGTAGTAATGTTTATCGGCTGATAGTTTGGCATAGAAGCCGTCGGCAACCTTACCAGGGCGGATGTTCATTATTTCGGCGTTGAACAGTAGGTCGGACACGCGCTGCTCGTACATTTCTTGAATCCACCCAGGTTTGAGGTTTTCTTGGTTTACGAGGGCGTTAGCTTTGATAAAGAGATGCTCGGTAGGTTTTTGTTTGGCGAGTTTTTCGCGTGCGGTGAACCATTCCCCCGTTTTGGTGAGGGCAACTGACGAGGTGAAGATAGTCGCATTCAGCAGGCTTGCCTTATCAAAAGCTATCTTCTTGGCGCGGTTGGTGGTCAGTACGTTGTTGAAGAGTCTATCGTGCTCTAATAGTGCAGCTTCGTCGCCAATAACAATGTAAGAGTTTAACCCTCGTCCGCTATTGGGGTCATCGAGGGATACGAGTACTAATATAAAACCATTAGAGAAGTGCACCACGTTGCTCCACGAGTTGGGTGCTTGAAAAGGCATCTCGAAGCCTAACGACTTGCCGTTACGCCCTACTACATAATCTACATCTTCATAAAAGCCAAACATCTCTAAGCCCTCTTTGGTAGAGGGGAAAGTACGGCTTTTTATCTGCACGAAAGTAGCCCCTACCAGTACGCCTGTAGCGCGTGGCATTTGCTTTACCGCTTCCTTTACAAACCAACCGAGTATGGTACTCTTGCCCGTACCACGCCCCGCCTCTATGCAAATGTGTTTTACACCCGCATAGCGGTTGGCAGATACGGCAGCCATCTGCATAGGGTTGAGGAGGATTTGTTTAACAGGTTTAATCAGCGGTTTCATCGTCGGGTTCATCGGTTATATCTTCGTAGTCGGTATCGGTAGCGGGCAAGCTGTTGAAATCTACTACCCCTGAAGCAAGGGCAGCACGTAACATCTTGGCACTCTTACGGCTCATACGTATATGATATTCATTAGCAGTAATCTTTTCAAAATTGATTTCTTTTTCTTCTTTGTCGAAGTTGAAGAGGCGAGCATAAGAGTCTAACGCCTTGCGGGCTTGTTCTAAATCTCTATCTTTCAAAGCCATTTGGTACAACTGCCAATAACTATCTGCTAAAATAGCCCGCTCGGCGTTGATGTCAGATTTATCGAGTTCACCAAAGATTTGCATTGCCCACGAGTAATCACGGTAGGCAGTAGCTTGGCTTACGCCCATTTCACGAATGTGTATCTGTATAGCTTGGTGCTTAGAGTACTTGTTGGATAATCGCAAGCCGTGTATGTGGCGCAAACGCGTTTTAACCGCCTCTTCGGCAGGTAGTAACTGAAAATTCTCGTCTATATACGAGGCAGATATGCGCTGATAAAGGCTGTCTTTGCTGAATTTAGTAAGTTCCATTTTAGGTGTTAGGGATTAGAAGTAGAGTCCACTTTTCATTTTTTCTACTTGTTGGGTAGCTACTGAGGGTACATAGCAAGCCACCGCTTCTTTTTCGAGCAGCTGTTTGAGTTGGGCGAGTTCGTGGCGAGCAAGTTGTTGCAAGCGTTTGGCAAGGGTGTAGAGCTCAGAGCCGTTGAGTATTTTGCTCTTTTGCCAAGGCAATTCCTCCCATTGCTGTACAATAGCGGTAGCTGTAAATGAGAAGCTATGCATTTGAGCAGCTTCGGCAACAGTAAAAAAAACGACGGTACGCTGTAGTTTTTCCCATATAGCAGGATAAGTACGCAAATCATCGGGGGTGCAAGTGCTGACTTGTGGCGCAACAAGGCTCTCCCATATCCATTGTATTAGAGGTTTCAGTTTAACGAATACTTCCCAAGAATTATTGAGGCTGTAATACTTCTCAAACTCATTCACACTACTGATAACACCGCTTGCGCGTTGTAGCTTACCTTCTGTAATAAGCAACTCGATACAATCGTTGAGAGCGCGGTCGCCCATCGCAATAGACGAGAGCCCTAAATCACGCAAGTCCCACCAAGGCGACTTTTCCATCTTATCATCGGTGTAATAGTTGCCACCCGTGTTGGATAAGTTTACCTTGAGGAACGGGATAGCATAAGCCACCGCATAGTTGGCTACTGCTTTTTTGAGCAGTTCGAGTTCGTCGCCACTTAAAGTTTCAGCAGTAGACTTGGGTATATACGGATATACTTTTACGCGGAGCGCCTCCTCGATATAAGGTTTGAGGAGGTCGAAGTCTAAACGGTTAGAAACATTAGTATATTGCTTGATTTCTTGTATATTGGTAAACATAGGTTTAGGGGTTATTCGTTAGACGATAGTTGAAATTCGACGACAAAGCTATGCAGGTTGCGGGTGCTATCAAAGGACAGTGGTTTTTGGGTGATAGGTATTACCTTCAGCCACTCACCTGCAATACGCAAGAAGCACACAGGTGATTTGATGAGTTCCCATAATACTTCTATCTCTTCAGGAAAGAGCCAACCTGTATTGAGTTTGTAAGTGCGCTTGGTTTTTACTTGCGCCTTATAGTCCTCACTCAGTAGCACATTGTCGGCGAGGGTATGCTCGTAACTTACCAGTGCTTCGTACTCGCCAGCAAACGAAAACCAGTCGGGACAGAAGTTTTGGTTTTGAAATAGCGCACTAATAGGCGTGCCATTAGGTTCGGGTTTGGGTTCGAGGCTAAGGGTTTCCTTACGGATGATAGCGGTAGCCCCATAGGTAACATCGGCGGTAGCGCGTAAGAAACTGAAATTAGCCACGCCCAGCGGGTCCTTAATAGCCGAAAGGTCGATAAGGTTAGAGCCTATTTGTCCTAATGAATGAGCGCGTACCTCTTGGGTAAGTGCCGATACTGATATAAGGCTATGCTTGTAAGTAGAGCGCAAACGGCTTTGAGTGAGATACGGATAAGCTTTAGGTTTCTTCCCAGGGAGGTAATGCAAATCAGTAAGGGTATGCGTTTTGAACACCACACCTTTGAAATTGGTTTCCTTAATTATTGCCGATACCTTGGTTGCTTTGAAAATCTCTTTAGGAGCGAGCAGCTTTTTAGTGTTCACTTCCAATGAGGGAGTAATGTCTCTGAAAAAGTCTTGTACCTCTTGCCCTATATCCACCGTAGCCACGCCCTCAAAGAAAACATAATCATAGCTTTGGGTAGTGGTAAAGCTACGCTCATAGCCATTGAACTCCATTGTAAGGGCTACCGTGATAAACTCGCTTTCAGCGGCTGTTTGGCGTACGCGGGTGAGCTCTTTGTCTAGACAGAAGTACACGTTTTTGGTAGCAAAAGCTACATCGGTTTGTACGCTAATCTCTATATTAACCACTTGCTCGCTACCCGCTGAAGAAGTTACCTTGAGCCAGCCTTTGTGCTCGCCTACGGTCATCAGTTCGGAAGATTGAGATCGGAATTTTACCACTACTTCCTCTTCGCCGTTGCCTTTAATTTCGGTAACCTCCAAGAAATCGGCATTGTTAATGATAAAGGTGAGGCGGTTAGGATTCTTAATGGTAAATGTACCCTCGGCGCGCTCTTTCTTATCGGTTTTCAATAGGTATTTAAATTCCTTTTTGTCGATATGAAAAGCGGTAGTATCGTTGATAACAGTGAGGTTGATATCGAAGAAATAAAATGGTCTAATAGTTTCTCCTATGATATTATTCACTTTCGAAACTACTTGTGATTTTGAAAAGTCGATAGGCAAACCTGCTATCTTTCCATTTTGTAGATATTCATCAGAAAGAGCAAATTCAATAAATACTCTATAAGGATCAGTGATTGTTTTCTTTATTCTAATATTGAACAGTCCTTTATTAACAAATACTTTATCAAAAAAAGATTGATATTCAAAATCGTTTATTACAATACTGCCTAACTCTCTTGTAGCTGCAAAAAAATGTAATAATTCAAATAAGCGAGTATATGGGTTGATTAAGGTATGGATAAACGAAGTATCGCCCGTGAGTTCTTTGGTAGCCGTGTTGAGCACCATATTGAGTACTGGGCGTTCATTAGGTTTAGGTTTTGGGGTAGCTTTATCGGTACGGCGCAACGTAATTACTACCTCTTTACGCTCGGTAGGTAGGTCTATCTCGTTTACTTTACCGCTCTTCTCTTCAGTGACAATTACCCCTAAGGTTACTTTCACTTTTACATCGCCTTTTTCAGGTAACTTACTGAAATTGTTGTAACGCAACTGCAGGTTATGTTGCAGTCCGATAAGGTTTTCTAAGTCCTCCCCTGTAGGGGCAATGAGTTCTACATATTCATTGGCAGCAATACGTGCATAATAACGAAACCCCTTGTACTTCTTGTATACAGTGAGCAATCCCAATTCAGGATAATGCACCGTAAGGTTTTCGGTAGAAGGTATAGGCTGAGAGGAGTGCCACTCTTTAAGGATAGTAGCAGGTGAGATATTCCAATCAGCGATAGGTTTTTCTACTTCATAGCACACTTCTATCCATTCATATCCTCCTTGAGAGGTAGGTTTTCCTGCTTGGGAACTTCGGCATATTTTTTCAATATAGGTTCTAATAGGCATAGCATTTGTATTTTATGAGGTTTTTGTATAGGGCGGTTTGTATCGGTTCGTTAGGTCTCCAAAACTCAATGGCAATGAAAGGAGTAAAAAGTATTACCCGCTCGGGGCGCACTTCTATTCTATCATTAGGAAATAGCAAAGGCAGCTGGTGTTCTAAGTAGCGGTGCACTTGCCAACTCTCTACTATGAAATCTATATCCTTAGCGAGGTAGTTCTCGGAATATACTCCTTGCATTACCTTAGCTACCGAACCACACACTACGGGTAGTTGCTCGGTAGTGAAGACTTCTAACACGGCACTGTAAATAGTATCGAGATAGGTGTTGATACGTGTGTCGTCGAAAATATTGAGACTTGTAAAAGCGGTGTACATTAGATTGTAATTGTGGTGATCTCTACTTGGTAATGCTCTTTGTCAAGCACGGATTTATTAAGGCTCTTGATAAGCATACGTTGGTTATAGGCAAGAATAGTGTCGCGCAAGGCGATGTGACGGAATTGGTTTTTGTTACATACAAAGCTCCACGTGTATTCAGCGGCGGCAATTCGCATCTTATACCAATCTTTCCAATACTCAGCTACTAATGGAGGCGTAAGGGTTTTGCGGAAACCTGCATTGTTTTGTCCGTTGTGCAAGCCGTCGTACCATATCATTCCAATAGTTTGTTCTCCACTCTTGCGCGCTATAGCTGTATAAATCCCCTCATACATTATACGTGGCAAACAGTAGCCTCCTATCTGTATTTCGGTAAAATTGGTGAGTTGGGTAGCTTCTTGAGCATTGAGTACCTGGTAACTATCAGCGGTTACCTGCACGACGGGCAACTGATAGGCTTTATCGTCCATTTCGGGGAATTTGATGAGGTACGACTGCTTCGTAAGAAATGTTTTTTTAGTTTCGCGTACTTCCCAAGGGCGGAAATCTTTAGCTTGTGTACGTTCTTCTAAGCGAATACGGTTCATATACAACTTGTGTCCCCTGATAAACATATCGTAATTCTTCCAATTCTTAATCGTCTTCACCAGTTCGCCAAAAGTAACATCAGGCACGGCGCGTTTGAGGTCTACTATATTAGGGTTGATTACCTGCTCTATCACATTGCCGTCTTCGCTGTGTTGGGCTACGATATTGAGGTTCATAGAGAGTTGAGGCTGCGGAGTACCTTCTATCTCTAAAACCAATGTTTGTCCTGTTGTATCGATAGTGAGCACCTGGGTAAAACTGAGCGTTTCAGGTTTTTCAAAGCTAAATTCACGGATGATTACGTTGTCGAGTTTTAAACGAATGTTCACCTGCCCGCTTATCGGTTGGTTATCACAAACTAACCGCCACGTTCCTGCTGTAGCAAATTCGTAGGTAGGCTCTACGGCTGTGAGGGTGTGTTCTTGTTGAGCTGTAGTGAGGTAGTAAGGCGTATTGCTGTACAACACCTGCTGATTGAAGTCTTCATCGGTGAGGATGTCGCCAGCCAGTTCATAGCCTGCATCGGCAAACCCCGTTTTGAGTACGTAGAGCAGGTAAGGCATAGGGTGCATAATGTTGTAATTCCTATTAGCCTCGTTGCGAATAAACCCTTCTGAACCATAATTATTGATAAACTGAAAGAATAACTCCCACCCTTTCTGACTTTTATCTTTAGGGTATACCACTTTAGGAAAGTTATAATCCACTTCGGGGTACTTTTTAACGACTATCTCGTTGGCGTGAGCGTATATATCGGGTACGCGCTTACGCAAAAGCGGAAGGTCGCATAGCTTCTTCTCAAAGTTAGGCAACTGCTCAAAACCTGAATCTATTTGTGCCGACACTAAGTTACCTTCTACCGATAGTATTTCGAGCGTACCTTTACGCACGCGACCATCCAACACGTGATAACCATCGTACTTCTTCTTGAGTTTGGTGGCGTTGAGGGCGGTATAATTACCCATACGCAAGCGCAAATCAGCATTCATTTGGAACTCGAAAGGCAATGAATACTGAGTGAAGAAAGTGTCCTTAAATCGCGGGTTCTCCTCTTGATAAGAGATAGCAATGCGCGAAAGGTCTAACACGAATTGAGAGGTAATGAAATAATCGGTCATATTTTTTTATATAAGAGGTAAAAGGCAAGAGGTAAGAGCAATAACAATAACCACCAATAATTGAAAGAAATGCGCTGTACTTGTTTATGTTTAGTACTCGTAAAAGAAAAGGTTTTGGAGGTAACACTC